TGATCCACATGTCCTTGGCGCGATTCGCCGCGGCCACGCAGTTCTGAACGTACTTGCCCTGCGGATCGATGATCAGCTTCTCGGTGTCGGCCCGGTCGATCAGGTGCCGGCTGACCATGTCGTGGATGGTGCCCTTGCGCCGGCTGTGCTCGAATTCCGAGAGCGGAATGTCGGCGTGACGGGCCGTCCGCTCGGTCATTTCCGCCGTGCCGAGCCGCTCGGCGTAAAACGATTTGCCCACCACAGAGGCCACCTGACAGGCCTTCTGCAGGCGGGAGTCCTTCTGCTGGCTGAGCATGATGACCGCCGCGGAAAACTGGTCGATCATCGCCTGGGTTACGGTATAAGACATCGGAGAACTCTCCATTTTCCAAACACACGTTCGTGGGTTACCCGGCCTAAGAAGAGGCCGGCTCTGGAGAGCTCCCCGATCGTCGGTGCGACTGAGACCCGTCGCACGTCAGAAACGGACCCTACCGTTTGCGTTTGTCCGCGCCCGGCTTGCGGACCCCGGGATGCCCGAGGCTGCCCGCGTTTGCGGTGTCCACGTTCGGCCGGACCGGTAAGGCTCCCCGGCCTTGCGGACGGTATTACTTCTTCGCTGCGGTCAACTGGTTCCGCAGTCTCATCAACTCATCGAGCACGCGATCATGCGACGGACCGCGTTCGGTCAGGTACGCAGGCGACCGCATCAGTTCGTCGATCTTGCTCTGGATGCCGGAGGCGTCCACCGACCCGCCTTTCTGTTGGGTCAACCGGTCCGGAGCGACCGCCTGGCCGACCTTGGCCATCAGCTTGAGGAAGGCCGGATGTTCGAGCAGGCCCGCTTCCCTCAAGGCCGCCAGGTCCTTCTCGTCGGCGAAGGCCGCCGCCGCCGTGTTGGCCAGGTACACCTGGGCCTCGTACGCCGGGCCCAACTCCGTTTTCAAAGCCGCTTTCGCCGCATCCAGGGCGGCCTGCCGCTCCTGCTGCTGCTGGCGCTGCGTCGCGACATTCCAGGCCGCGACCCGCTCCGCAAATCCGGTAAACTGGTCGGGAGTCCAGCCCAGTTCCGCGGCCCAGGCGCGGAACTGCTTGTCCGTCGCCTCATCGACCGTCAGGCCGTCGGGCATCTTCACGGCCGGGTACTTGTCCGGCGAGTCCGGAACGCCAATCGCCTTGCGAAACGCGGCCAGGCCCTCCTTGTCGTCGGGCCCTTTGGGCAGGATCGCGCCTTTGCGGCCGACCATCGCCTCGGCGTCGGCCAGCATCTTGAGGGCCTTGGCCACCGGCTGGCCCGCCAGGCCGGCGATCGTCTTGTTGCCCTTGAGCTCGGCGTCCAGGCCGTCGATACTGATCGTCATCGGACCCGGCGAAGCCGGCGTCACGGGCGTCACGGGACCCGGCCCCGCGGGAATCACCGGAATGTTCGGATTGTCAGGCATACTCTCTCGTCATCGTCTGTGGTTTCGTCTGTGTGCGTGTCGGCAGCGATTGGGCGGCTACAGCCCGCCGGCCGCCCGCAGCCGGTCGGCCGCTTCGATCTGCTCGATCGTCACCTCGACGCTTTTGCCGTTGCCGTCCGGAAAGGCGAACTGCACGGCCTTTTTGTTCTCATTGAGATAGTCCCGCGGCATGCGGGCCAGCGGAGCCAGGGCCTCCAGGCACTCGGCCACCGTCGGGGGCCGGGGCGGATCGCCCACGCAGTCCTGGACGCATCGGCGGGCCGCCTGGATCTCGTCGGCGGTCAGCCTGCCCCGCTGACCAAGCCGCTGAAGAAGGTAGACGGGCCCGTACCCGGGCGCTTCGGGCTGGATCGACGCCAGGACGGACAGCAGGGCCTTGGCCCTGGCGATCGTCGCGCGTTCCTGCATCTGTCGCGAGGAGATTTCCGCGGCCTCTTCGGCCAGCTGCCGCGACACCTCGCGGTCTCTCTGGGTCACTACGGTTTCGGCGCTCTTAGCCATGACTGACACTCTCCGGCAATAAGGTTGGTTTCGTCTGCGACTCGGCCAGGCGCAGGCCCAGAATCTGCAACATCCGCAACTGCCCGAGGTTATGCACCGTCACATACTGATTCTCCGGGCAGAAGTCGCCCGGAATCTGCGATTCCAGGTCCGCCAGGATCGTCTGGGCCATCTGCCCGCACGCCGCGAACTCCCGATACGCCCGCAGGGTCTCGGCGGAGGCCTGCGTCAGGCCCGCCGCCGTCATGCCGCACCCCGCATCACCGCCTCGGCCGGCGAGCCGGGCTCGGGCTTTTGCGTCACGCGGGCCATCTGTTCGGCCTGCTGCATCGCCATCGCCTGCTGCATCTGCTGGGCCTGGACCTGCATGCGGGCCTCCCGCAGGGCCCGGACTTCGTCGCGGGGCTTGAGCCACCGGGGCGGCAGGGCCATCTTCTCGGCGATCCCGCGACTGATCTCGTCGAAGCTGAAATTGTCCCAGACGGTCGGATCGATCTCGGCAAAGGGCGACAGGAACACCATCGCGTCCTGCATCGCCGTCATCTCGGCATATTCCATCGCCAGGGCCAGCGTCGACGTGTAGCGGATGTTCGCCAGGTTCAGCAGCTCCAGCGGGATCCCGCCCAGCAGCTGCGGCACCTCGCTCATGATCGACAGGTTGATCCGGATCAGGGCGTCGAAGAACTCCACCTTCATCCGCCCGAACTGCGGACCCAGCAGCCGCATCTGGTCGTGCAGGATCGCGCGGACCTCCGTGGCGGTCTTGGCGTGCGTCTGGTCCATCAGGACCATGAACAGATCGTTGAACATCGCCGCCCGGATGATCCGCCGCTTGCTCTCGGCATATTCCTGGCCGAAGTCCACGCGGGCGCCGGTGGCGAAAGGCTCGGGCTTGACGCCCGGGGCGATCGCGTTGAGGCGGTAGTTGAGGATCGAGCCCGGCCGAAAGATGACGATCGGCTTGCCGCTGGCGTCGCGGCTGTTGCTGATCAGGGCCGCGCCGTCGGGATTGAGGATCGTCGGCCGCACCACCTGCTCGGCCCCTTCAATAATGGAATCCTCCATCCGGTTGATCATCTTGATGTCCGGCAGGCAGGTCATCGCCGGCGAGCGGCCGTGCTTTTCGCCGGAGGCCTTGACCCACCGGCAGACGAGGTACCGCAGCTGCGGCCAGCCGCTTTCGCGGAGCACCACCCGGTCGGTCACCGCGATCCAGACCGAGGCCACGGGCATATTGAGGGCGTCCAAACGTCCCCCGGGATACTCCTGCCGCGGGATGGCCGCGTGCACGACTTCGAAGAGCTTCTCGCGATCCCTGCCGTCGTTGGCGCTGTAGGCGTCCCAGATCGACTTGCCGACGGCCGCCTCGCCCCTGCCGAACTCCTGCACGATCTGCCGGGCCGACCAGCCGAACCGGCGATACACCGCGTCCACCCGCCCGCGGCTGTTCTCCTCGAACGTCACCTGTTCAAACGGATACGCCGTGTACTCAAAGAGCGAATCGACGCCGCGATTGGTCTCGACGGTGCACAGGCCCGCCGTCATCAGATCGAGGAACCCCTCGTAGGCCGCCTCGGCGTAGTTGCTGCGGCTGACGTGGTCCCTCATCGCCTCCGAGACGCCCAGCATGTCCCGGCCGAACTCGCCCGCCAGCCGGCCGTATTCGATCGGCGGAGTCAGCATGAACCACGCCCGGTCCGACGGGCACATCGCCCCATAGAGGCCGCTGGCGCCCCGCTCGGCCGAGATCTCCGCCGTCGAGTCGGTCAGGTCCTTGTGCAGGTTCTGGCCCTCGGTCCGCTGAACGATCACCGCCGCCCGCCTGGGCAGGCAGTAGTCCATCACCTCCTGCACGAGGGTCTTGGTCGTCGACCTCGCGGCGTCCAGCGTATTCCAGCGGCTCAACAGCAGGTTGGACTCGACCATCACTTAGATCCCCACCAGAGACGGAAGGTGCAGTTTCGCCTGACCCGACCGGCCGCCGCCGAGCATGCTGGAGCCGGCGGAGCCCCTGGCCTTGGCCGTCAAGGCCCGCCGCAGCCGGTCGTCGCTGGCCAGGACCTCCACGTCGGTCGGACCGATGGGCTTGGGCTTCTTCGAGGGCGCCGTACTGGTCGCCCAGTACTTCGCGAACCCCGCCCAGCCCTGGTCCGCGATCAAGGGGCTGGCCCGTAGCCATTTCTGAAAGATGTTTTCAGCCATGCCGCCAGTGTAGCGGCCGTCAACGGTTCGAGCCCGCCGCGGGCCCGGCGAGGGTCGTTTTTCCCGGGAAAGCGACGCAAGCCTGTATACTTTTGGGGATAGCCCAGGCAAGAGGATTCACCACAGAGACACAGAGAGCACAGAGAAGACAAGACAAGAGGGACAGGGGTATGGGAAAGACAGATGGAAATGCAAAAACACAAACCAAAACAATCGGCTCCGTCCGGTCTTCTCCGTGTCCTCTGTGTCTCTGTGGTGAACCCTACTCTTTCGGCAGCAGGACCCCCGAGGCCAGGACGATCGTCGTGACCAGTTCCCCGCGGTTCCGCACTCTCAGCCGATGGTGCAGCCGCTGGTTGTACGTGTGCACGGTGCCCTTGGTGATCCCCAGGGCCTGCCCGATCTCCCCGAGGGACAGGCCCTTGACGATCAGGAGCGCCACCTGGAGCTCGCGGACCGTGATCCCCAGGTCCAGGGCCGTCTGCCGCCAGAGGGCGGGGTCGGCGAACCGATCATACGACAGTTGCATCCGCACCTTCAAGTCCGGCAGCCGGCCGATCACCGGCCCCAGCTGCTGGCGTCGATCACTTCGAGGCATCGCTTGCGAGTCCTTTCCCTTGTCGCTGCTGTTCGCACTGCGGGCAGTGGGTCTTTCCGATGGGCGCCCGCGAGGCCTTCATCCGCTTGACGTGCCCGCAGGCCAGCGTCAGCGTCACGCACGAACCCAGCCGCTCGCAGTCGCACCGAGGCTCCGTCCGCACTTGCACGATCTGTCTTGGCGTCATCGCAAATCCTTTTCGCCACAGAGGGCACAGAGGTCACAGAGATTGAGGGGCTTTTAGCGTGCACTGCTTGAGCCGATCGCGGCACTTGCGGCAAATCCGCCGGCCAGGTGACTTCTCCAACTGCTCCGCGCCCACGGGACCACAGACGACCCAGACGCCGCACAAGAGAAACATGCCATCGCCCCCGCTTTGTACCACATGACTGATACCCCGGGACGTGTGCCAGTACCGAACCTGCTCAATCGTCATCATCGTCAGTTTCCTTCCCTCTCTGTGCTCTCTGTGTCTCTGTGGTGCATCATCTTCGAATCTGCTCCGGCAGCCGCTCGGTCGCGTCCCGGCGCGACAGCTCCAGTCCCAACGCCGCAAACGCCAACGCCGCCACCGCCGGAAAGTCCCCGAGCTTCAGGTCCGCCGGGTCTTCGTGGGCCGGCACCACCAGCATCTCGCCCGCCAGGGCCGACGCCGCCGGCACGCGGAGCCGATCGCCCGGCGACCCGGCGGCGCTGTAGACCCGCTGCAAGAGCGGCATCACGTACGCCATCGGGCCCGGCAGCTCGCACAGGCCCGAATGCTCCACGCGGAGGTGTCGGCCCGCGTACTCGCAGCAGATCGTCATCGCCGCGGCGTTGCGGGCGTCGGCCAGGACCCGCTCGGGATGATAGTAGTCCCGCAGCGCCGCCAGGATCGCAACCAGCCGGTCCAGCCGCGGCGAGTCCGCCGCATCGAGCACGTCCAGGCAGGGGCGGCCGGCGAGATGCTCGACCGCATGCTCGCCGACCACCACCACCCACCCCGGCCGCACGCCCGGCCACATCGCCCCGGCGAAGATCCGCGAGTACTTCACGTCCTTCTCGATAGGAAAGTGCTTTTCGGACGGCATCATGAGAAATCCTTTTTGCCACAGAGGGCACAGAGGTCACAGAGAAACCCGAATTCAACAAGCCGCTTATGCCTCGTCGCTCGATTCGTCGCAGTTCCCGGCTGGCAACAGAATCCGAGCCAATGCCGGATCGTTCTCAATCGCAAACCGCCGCTGCTGCTCGGTGGTTCCAACCTGCGAGAGCACTTGATGCTGAATCGCCTTGGTTGCCCCGCGAGTCTGATCCCGCTTGGCCTTGACGCTCAACACGTCCTTGGCCAGCTTGGCCTCGTCGTTGTACTCATCAGCCTCCAGGGCTTCCTTGAGCCGCTGCCAGGCGAGCAACTCCGTTTCCAACTCCAGATCCCCAATTGCCGCTTGCACTTTCTGCTTTCTGCTTTCGTCCATGTAACTGCTCCTCAATCTGTTCGATAATGTGAATGGCACTCCGGCGAGCCGCCGGGGTCAGCCGTATCCGACGAGTTACGACACGATCCATAGCCCGCAAGAACCAGCTTCGATTCTTTTCGGGGTATTGTTCCAGGAACGCCAGTTCCTGCTCCAGAAGCAAAGGCGAACGAAGGGACTCGTGCTTATTCGTGGCGCGACACGACTTTGAGCAGTATGTTTTTGCGCCCCTTTTGACCAGGCACCGCTTCCGATAGAATACCTTCCCGCAGAAATCGCAATGCAGCTCGATCTTCCTCTCCAGTGACTTACCCCAGCACTTTGTTGAGCAGTATTTCGCACCCCCCTGTTTGACATAGTACGGAAACACATAAAATGCCTTCCCGCAGACCTCGCAATGCCTCTCGATCTTCATGCTCTGTGCTCTCTGTGCTCTCTGTGGCCAAAGACAGGATCACGAGCACGGGTTTGCCTGTTCGCAGAGCCAAACACGATCCACGACTGTCGCCGTGCAGTTCGTTGCATCGGGATTCACTGGCGACAACAGCCCGACCACCACGATTGTCGCCGTCGAGTCTCCGACGGCCGGGAGGTGTGGAAACGTGCTGGCAGGTACCGTGGTAAAGCATCTGTCGCCTACGAAACGAGTATCCGCGGCCTTCCAGTACAGGGCAACCTGCGGTTCCGTTGCCTCTGGAAAATCTGTTCTGAGTTTTGCGTCGAAATGTGTCATCAATCCACCTTATGATCTTCCAAAGTACCCCGCCCCTTCCGTGCTGTACAACAGGTACCGCAGGGCGTCGGGGCAATGATCGTTCTGTTTCTCCGGCTCGTCTTTCGCGTCCCGCGTCTCGGTCCCTTCCCGCCATCGGTACGCGATCATCTCGCGGATCGTGTTGACGCATCGAGGCGAGATCGTCAGTTGCGGCCGCCCGTCGGCCTGGACCTTGAGCTTGGCCTGAACCAGCTCGATGCCGAGCCGCACGTCCTTTTTGGCCGGCAGCGTGTCGATCCCCAGTTGCCTCAACTCGTAGATGTCCTGGGCATCGTGATCCGCCCAGCGTGCGACGATCCGCGTCCGGCCGGTCATCGCCTTAACCTTGCCCGCATGCCAGGCCAGCGACTCCCTCGCCTGGTAGTGCTCGGCGTAGACGTGCCATCGTCGGTCCGGCCCGTACCTCGCCGCCGACAGGCACACGAAGGGGTTGTTGAACCCCAGGTCGATCCCCTGGTAGTGCTCGGCGGCCGGCGGCAGCTCGACGTCCTGCACGTGGGTGTCCCGCCGGAACGTCTTGTACACCGCCCCCAGAAACGCCGCGAAGTACCCCTTGATACGAGTCGCCTGCACCTCTTCGGGCCAGACCGCAATCAGGGCATCGATCTCGGCGTCGGCGATGTATCCGCCGCGGCTCTGTCGATTGTCGTTGAGGTCCGCATGGAAGACCGCGTCCTGCGGGCCCGGATCCCGCTCGCGTTTCTCCATCCAGTCCTGCGCGATCAAGGGAGTCGCCGACCAGGCGAGAAAGCCGTTCCGGTCCGCCAGACGCATCACCAGTTCGTCCATGATCGAGGCTGAATCGTGCTCGCACTGCTCGTCGCAGTAGATCGCATCGACGCTTCGTCCCTGAAACGCCACGCGACCCTGTTCGAACGCCTTGAGCTCGATCCGCGTTCCGTTGTCGAGCAGCAGTTCCTTGGGGATGTCGGCGCCCTTGTTGTGCCACACCACGCCCTTGATCCGCCGCATCGGCAGATAAGCCTTGATCTTCTCCTGCCAGAGGATCTTGCCCACCATTTCCCAGGTCGGCGCGATCGCCCAGAGCACCGCCCCCGCCGGCGTCACACGGTAGGGATGCACGCCCAGGGCCAACGAGCACAGATCGTACCCGATGTTGGACTCGCTCTTGCCCGAACGGTTGCCGCCGAAGAACCAGCGGTACTTCGCCGCCGAGGCGTGGAACCGGCCTGCCTCGGGCAGCGCCCAATACGCCAGGATCTTCCTGCCGATCATCGCAATCTGCCGGTCCGTCAGCATGGTTCACCACAGAGACACAGAGGTCACAGAGAAGAATCTTTCGCGCCAATCCGAAGGCCTCGGCTCTCGTCGCTCGCATCGTCCACAACCATCATCACCCGCAGGCAGTCGTTGAGATCGTCCACGTCCACGGTGAACCCGCAGACCTGCCCCACTTCCGCCCCACGTCGATCGCCGCTGTCCACCCGGTCCAGGCACTGCAGAAGAAACATGCTGCGCGGCACCGAAGCCCGAATCACACGCCTGGCCATCATGCTCGCCCTTTCATTGCTTGGCGGATCTCTTCGCACTCTTCCGGCGTCAGGACGTCCGGACTCTCCATCACCACGTGCGCCACCGGCCGCCCTTCATCCCGGTCCCAGGTCCGCATCGAGACGACCGTACCGACCCCGACGAACCCCTTCTTGAGCAGTTGCAGCGCCTGCTTGGCGGC